GCACGTTTCCCTCATGGAGTAGCAGGATGGAAGTAGTCAAACTCGAGCCTCAAGACGTGAGCGAGTTGACCTTGCTTAAACTTTCAAGGGAAATTGCCAGAGACATTCATTCAATCGAAACTATACTTGAACGCTTCGGAATTGACACCAATCTATGGGAAACTATACGCCAACTTCCTCGGTTCATCAGCCTTCTTCAAAGCGAACTTGAGGCGTGGCACGGGGCCGGAAACACCTCCGAACGCGTCAAAATAAAATCTCTCAGCCTCGTCGAAGAATTGCTCCCCGAGATGTATGCGCGCGCCCACGATCCGCGCGAGCCCCTCTCCGCCAAAGTCGAGCTGCTCAAAACAATCGGCAAATTCGGAGGTGTGGGGGTGTCAAGTTTTGAAGGCGCAATCGGCGAGAAGCTCTCCGTCACGATCAATTTAGGGGCCGACAACCAACTCAAGTTCGAGAAGGACATTACCCCGCAGGTAACCGAGGCATCAGATGAATAAAGTCGTGAAATTCTATGTAAAAGACGCCGCCAAAAATCCAGACAATGTGCTCGAGCAAGCTGTAGGCGTCTACGACCAAGCGTTCATCATTGGCTACGACAAAGGCGGAAAGCTCAACGTGCGCTCGTCTACTAACTTTCCAGTTAGAGAAATTTTCTTCGCTCTCGACGCTTTCAAATTCAAAGTGCTCAACGGCGACTACGAGACTGAGGACGCCGGCGAATGAGCAAGATTGAGTTCAACGCGCCGCCAACAGTGGCGCGCTTCATGAAGTCCGAGGCGTTCTTCCGTATCATCGCCGGCCCGGTCGGCTCGGGTAAGACCACCGGATGCCTCTTCGAGCTCTTTCGCCGCGCCTGCGAGCAAGCGCCAGCGTCTGACGGTTACCGCTATACCCGCTTCGCCATCGTCCGACAGACGCTGAAACAGCTCAAAGACACGGTGTTGAAGGACATCACCGGCTGGCTGCAGGGCATCGCCGAATACAAGGTGAGCGAAAATACGGTGCATATCCGCATTGGCGACGTTGTATCCGAGTGGCTACTCATCCCCCTCGACAGTCCCGAAGATCAGCGCCGGCTGCTCTCGCTGCAGCTCACCGGCGCGTGGATGTCTGAGAGTATTGAGATGGACTACACCATCGTTTCTCCGCTCGCCGGTCGTATCGGCCGTTACCCGTCGGGTAACCTCGGCTCCCCCACTTGGTTCGGCATGATCGCCGACACCAACATGCCGTCCGAAGGCTCGGATTGGCACAAAGTGATGACCGAGCCGCCGCCGGACACGCAAGTTTTCATTCAACCGGGCGGCCTCGAAGACGACGCCGAAAACCTAGAATATCTCGTCCAGACAGCGGAGACGGTGAAACTTGATCTCAACGATCCTGAACAGCGCGCGCAGCGCCGTGCGCAAGGCCGCACATACTACGAGAGATTTGTTCGAAACAATTCACCTGATTGGTGTAAGCGTTATGTTCATGCTCAGTTTGGCGACGATCCTTCTGGCACTGCTGTTTTCCGCGAGAGCTTTAAGCACTCGTTCCACGTCGTCGAAGACATCGAGCCCGTGGCGTCATTCCCCCTCCTCGTCGGACAAGACTTCGGACGCGACCCCTGCTCAATTATTTGCCAGCTCGATCATCGGGGACGCCTTCTCGTCTTGGAAGAAGTGGTAGCCGAGGACATCGGCCTCGAGCTCCATATCGAGCGCTCCCTGCGCCCGACGCTGATGAAGGACCGTTACCTCGGCAAGTCGATCGCGGTGATCGGCGACCCGTCCGGCGTGTCAAAAAACAATCATTATGAAGAAAACAGTTTCGACTTGATGAAGCGCATGGGATTCATGGCGTTCCCCGCGCCAACCAACGATCTTGCGCCCCGGCTACGAGCTGTCGAAGCGTTCCTCCTCGCTCAACGAGAGGGTGGCCCCGCTTTCATGATCGACGGCAAGCGCTGCCCGGTTTTAACGCGAGCTCTGAACGGCGGCTACCGCTTCGCCAAAACGCGCGCCGGCGTGCGCAAGCCTACTCCTGATAAAACTAATGAATACTCCCACATAGCGGACGCGCTCCAATACGCCTGTCTGGCGGCGCACGGCGGCATGGTGGGGATGATCGGAAATAGATTGGGCGGTCGGATGAAGTTTTCCGACCGCCCGAAAATCACCAAAGGTGGGTGGACTTAGGCCGCCTCATCCGCTGGTTTCACCACGCTACTTGCGATCCACTCATCGACGTCAGTTTTTCGGTAGAAGATCGACCGTCCCAGCTTAGCGTGTGCTGGGCCTTTGCCCGCCGCGCGCCACATAGACAGCGTGTGCTTCGTCACGCCCAGCAGCGCCGCAACGTCGTCGGGTGTCATTATACCGATCGTAGTGCGAAGTTCCTGAGTATCGCCATTCATTGTTGTGGGGCTCCTAGCCCGTTGATTTATTGGGCGAACTTCTAACGGTCCGCTCAAATTAACTCGTTTACTACATATTAAACTACGTTCAGGCCCCGCTGAAATCAACCAGAAACATCTTAAAACAATCACGGCACCGCGCCGCACGTCATCGAGATGGTGCTTGGACACAAACACGCGCACACCAGCCTCGCGTCAGTTTACAACCGCGCCCGGTATGAACAGGGGGTGCTGGAAGCGTTGCAGGTTTTGAGTGGTTTGTTGAGGGGGATTGAGCGGCGTCTAGCCCAGCATCACTGACAGGGCCACGCTCACCGTAATGAGACGCGCTCAGATACGCCGCTCAAACTTTTTAACCTTCATTACCCTCGCGCATTAGATAAAAAACATAACGCGAGCAGGGCCACCAAACAGGATCAATTCGCGAGCCATGTTTCTCTCCACATTAACAAAAGGGCGATCCGCTATTGTTACGTGATGGCGGATCGCCCCCCTCGTTCCGACGCTGGCTTTCGAGTTCCAACGAAGAACTACTGTATATCATACTAATCAACGTCAATCAACAACCAAGTGATAAGATAACCAAACCCGCCACCAAGTAAAGCGACAAGTATTTCTTATAACTTGCGCATTTCATTTACGCCGAACCCCGCCCAGTCGTCCATGCACCCCTCCACCCATAATTGCTTGCCCAGCGGCGTTCAGTCCGCTGTTGCAGCACACGCAATATTCACGCCCATCTAGCGACTTCAGTATCGCTTCCGCATGCACACCGTTGTCGGCGCAGTATTTGCGGTAGTGCGACACGACTCGCTTTTCTTCCGGCAGTGTGAGCAGTGTGTAGATCACTCTAGTCATCATCTTTCTCCAAGCACCGCACGCGTCGTAGCGAGATGATTGTCATGCGCACGCCGCCGCGCGCTTTTGGTTGGTGCGCGTTGACGCTGTCGATCGCAGGTTTTGATGTGCTGGCGACGGGGATCAGCATGCCGTCGGCGATGATCTCGCTGTAGGCGACGTTGCCGTAGAGCGCTACGCGTTCGGCGCGTTCTGCGTCGAGTTTTTTACGTGCGATTGTCGCCATTAGAACGGAATTACTCCGATCATCGGGTATCCAGCGTTGGGATACACCGGCACCGCGACGGCTCCTTCGTGCAAGCACACGAAGTTCTGCTCCGCGAAGATGTCGTTGTTGCGCATACCAACTGCAAAATCCGGAAAGCCTTTGCTTCTGCAGAACGCAGCGATCTTGCGCGCGATCGACGCGTCGCTTTCGAACGGATTGGTGTCAGTCATGTAGGAGTTGCCGCCGACAGGGTAGGGGTCGAACGCGGCAGCAGGAGTGGCGATGAGGATTAAGATCAGAGCGAGTTTTTTCATTTACGTAGTATCCTAACGGCTTCGTTGAACCCTTTATTATAAGCGCGATCGCACTCCTCACTCAGGAGTTTGGGCCAGCGCGTCTTGAGCGCTTCTTCCCAGCGCAGGTCGAATGCTTCAGACGCACGCTTATTGATTGCGTCGTTCATTATCTGCTTGAACGCGGACGGCAGGTTCTTCCAAAACTCACTTGCAGCGACGTCCGCCGGCATGCCTTCGGGCAGCGACACCCTACCAGTCTCACAACATATAACGATCGCACCGTGTGGGGTTGTGATGGCGAGCGGCGATCTTTGCGGGAGGGGCGATGTTCTGGCTGTAGCCATTTGTGCTGCTGCTAGCTGCTGCGCAATCGAAGGTAGATTAGGTGGGCGCTGCACGCCGAGCTTTTCCGCTAGCGCCCTTAGCTTGAGCTGCTCTTCATATTCTTCCCAATGGTCTCGTGAACTTCCCATGTAATTTAGACCTATAATAAATTGGGTTGGTGTAGTTTCGTATAGTAATAGTATGCGAGGTTTGTAGTTTTGTCAAGGTATAATAAAGGTTTAATTTTAGTTTTTGAGGTTTTATGTTTGTGGGTCCCCTAACAAACGCGCGCCCACCCCCCTCCCGGCCTGTCCATCTACCCCGCCGGGTAGCCTCCCCCCGCTCCCTATACTGTAAGACTGACCGACAAGCGGGCGAATAGTGATCCCCCGTTCACTCTTACAGGGTTTGCGACTTGACCCGCTCAAGTCGCCGACGGGAAGCGTGCCTTCTCAACCATAGCGCGGTCTAGGGTGCGCCCTAGGACGCCACGAGCCTCCAGCGACATGCGCCCGACAAGCGCCCGAGCTGTGAACGCCTCCGGTGCATCCCGGATAGCAAAATTAACGGTGCCGACGAAACGTGCTGCGGTAAAAATAAGCCGTAACACTGGCCCGGACAAAGGTTAGCGCCATGACAAGAGCATGGCCCGGCCATTCCAGCCTGCAAACGTTCAAGAGTTACAGGGTGCAATGGTGACGGATTTCTAACCGGCGAAGGGTGCGGCACGTGGAGCAAATAATAGCGCGGGCTTGCGATTGCGGCCCGCGCATTAGTCCATTTTCGAGGGGACTACCATGCTCTCAATCTTCCTTTTCATCCTCTCACAACATGAAAGCATAGCAGACAATCTAGCGTTTTATGTTGTGAGATTTTGCGCGCTTTAGGGCGCGCATTAGTCAATTTTCAAACCACCTAAAAATTGACCTTTGCATTCCCGATTGGCGGGCGCTGCAATGTTACTCATAGGAGTAAGAAACATGACCATCAGCAATCAGGTTGACACGTTCGAAGCTGTCATGAAAGACGTTCGCAAGCTGGGCGAGACCGGCGGTGCTGGCGAAAATGCTCGTGCCAATATGTATATTCGTCTTGTGCGCGGCGCCGCCAATGGCGTCATCGACACGATCAAACGTGATGCTACTGGTAACGAAGTCGCCAAAGGCGGGCGCGACCATGCCGACATAGCGTATGACGCATATGTGGCAGGGTTCGCCAGAGGTAACGGCCACAATGCCGATACCAAAGCGACAAAGACCGCCGCGTTGCGGGCGGGCATCCGCTTAGGTCAGACGCATGGCGACGACGCCATCGAACTTATGAACCGCACACACGTCCTTTACAAGGAACTGGAAGGGACAAAGGGCCGCGTTCAACCGTTCGAAGCGTTCTACCGTGTGAGTAGAACGCAAGCCAAGTCGACGACACGTCTCACGGATGCTGAGTTGCGAGATTGCATTATCCGTGACCCGGCGGACCGCGACGCAGCGGCATACTTGCGCACGGCAGTAAAGGCGCTGGAGAAGGCTTGCGCGCTCGACGATACGGACGACGCGCGCAATGCTCTCGAAGCTACGCAGCGCGCGCTTGCCGCTTATATGGCGGAGGAGCAAAAGGCGAAAGACTTGGCGGCGCTTGCTGAACTGCAAGCGCGGCTGGGGATTGCAGCCTAACAAACTAATAACCCGGCTGGGTAAAAATCCCGGCCGGGTGTTTTTCTGATACGTCGTTACGACTATCGTCGATAAGTCAACGACGTATCAGAAAAATTCGAAACCGTCAACCTTCACACTGTATGTGAACTTAAAGTAACGAGGTTAAGTCTACAATCTAAGTGATTGTAAGTATGTGAGTTTGTTAGGTTGATGTGGCAGCATGTCGCACCCCATCGGGCGGGACACAGGCGGCAGCAGAGGTGCGGAATTGCATGTAAGTTATTGATTTTGTTGGGCTAGTTTTTTATAGGTGTATAAGTGGTTGTTATTATATATATATATATATATATTTGTAAATTCTTAATTCTAATTTTATCTTTTGCTGGCTGTGGGCCTTCTAGGTCAACTCAAGGTTGGCCGGAGGTTGTCAGCGCCCGCTCTATTCCCCGCTCTAAAATCGATTTTCCGCCGAGAATTAGGTATTAAATCTAAAACCCTAACACCATCAAACACTTAC